ATTCCATAACGCCGGATAGCGGGTCATTGCCAAACCTGGGAGAAACCAACTCCGAGGTGAGAACTTCTTGCTGGTGGGTCCGTTCACAACCCATTCATAGAGATACCGGTTTCAACGAGGTGGTGGCCCCACTGGCTGTCTTGAAACGTGGGCGTCAACCCCACTAGGCAGTTGCCGCGCTATACTGAAATGCACTGCACAACCTCCCTCATCTGGCCAGACAGATTAACCTACTTACGTGACGGACCACAGGCGGTTTCCAAGCCGCGAGCTACGTCAACATGTTCTGAAAGGTAACACCTGTACGTTATCCCCCGCCATCCCTATAACCACATGCGCTCAGAAAACCTTGGCTCCAACAAGCCGGGCTCAGCCATCCAAATCGAACGTGGATCAGGAGTCGGAGCAAGGACAAAGTCCAAGTCAACCGTAGCCCTCGAAAGAGGGCCCTCCCAACCGATCTGTGTCTCAGGTGTAAACCCGAACGCACGTTCGAAACTGAGCCTACACTCCGGTGTAGGTTCCCGATAATCCTCCTCAGTCGCCAGCCAACCACCGATGTAAAAATAATCGGAAAGTGCTTCGAGAGGCACTTTCTTCTTGGTTGCTGTGTTCTTGAATACAGAGAGGGCAAACACCTGGAGCATGGGCAAGCCACGCGCCAAGCTAAGCTCGCATCTAGCCACACCGTTACACCACCGGCGTGAAAAGACGGGTTCCTTCAACCACCTATGACTAGCAAAAGCAGTTGAGAGAACCGCCAAAGGTTCTCGGCTCATGGTCCACCCAAGACCATGACCCAAAAACACAGGGGCCGAGCGTCCAAATCGGACACCCTCAATGTGAGACACGGGTCTTTCAAGCGCCATCTCATGTCCACACTCTTCAAACACCCAAGATGCAAAGTTCTCGACTACAAACGACAAGTCACGCCTCTCAACGAACAAGAGGGCGTTATCACCGTCTACCAAGGTATCAAACTTGGCTCTACCCCTAAGGGCCGAGACGACGGCTGCCAGCATGATGAGTGTGTTTCCCATCCCGGTGTTAAAATCACCGCTTGCCCGGCATCCTTGTCGCTTGAACTTCACACCATTAGATGTGACACCAGCCAAAGAAAGCTGATGTCTGAGCAAACGCCTAAGCCCCACATCGCCAGGATAAGCTTTGTGGTACACGGCGTGCTCAAGTTCGAGCTGTTCACGAGTGACGTGGGCCTCAAAAGCCTTACCGTCCACCTCAAAAACACAACAATCCGTGAAGGATTGGAATTTGCGAACAATTAAGTTCGCCCTCTGGCGTGGGGAGAGAC